GTTGTAGACACCCCCAAGATTCAGAATAAGGCGGGGGTTCTGCAGTTCAGCCGAAGAGACTGACCACTTGGCCCCCGCCCACACGACATAGCGGATCGCGAAGAAATTTTCGCGGGCAAACGCATCCGCAACGATACTGATCGAATTACTCACCGAGAGGTCGTTGTTGACGCTCTCACTGCTTTGCTGGAACCTCAGCGAATTCCGGATGACATCTCCAAAATATGAGATCTCGGTCATCTGGTCTTCGTGCACGCCAGGAGCAGTTTCTACAGTTACTCCGTATCCCACCTTTCCAGAAAATCGCATGATTGAATAACCTGTCTACTAGGCCGGGTTGCGGGTGAACTCCCAGTTGTCTTCCTCGTCGTTGGCGAAGAAGTAACCGGAGGCCGCGGTCGCGTAGACAGTGGTGGACGCACCAGCCGCCAGAGCGGTCTGAGCACCCGCGGTGAGCGTGGTACCCGAGCCGTTCTTGTAGACCACACCGGTCACGGTCGGGATCGTCACGACACCGGTGACCTTGTTGAAGCTGGGCTTCTGCGGAACAGCGACGACGTCGGTAGCAGCCACCTTGCGGATGACCAGAGCCGACTTCGGCTTGATGAGAGCTCCCGACGCACGAGTCTCCATCAGGTACTTGTACTGGTTGTAGTCGATGTCGAAGTCGTCGAACGTGGTGAGCTCGCCGCCGCGGTCGGTACCGACGTTGTAGTCGTCCAGGTTGACGATGATACCGATCAGCCCAGCGACCTCCTTCATCGGCTCGACGGTGACGATCGCCGCGACACCGAGGGCGTCAGCGACTTCCTGACGGGTCTTGTAGTACCGCTGGCCGTTGAGGTCACGGGCCTTCAGGAACTTGTTGAGCTGCGGGATCGTGGTGAAGAAGGTCGGCGTGCCGGTGCCCTTGTAGAACTCCATGCCGTCCATGACCGCATCCACGACTTCCTCGTAAGAGGAGTTTGCGTCGTCGACGTTCACGTTCAGCGTGGTGACGAAGAGCTCGTGGTCGTTGATGATCGAGCGGATACCCGAGCCGCTGGACGCCCCCATGGGGTCCTTGACCTTGTCCTCGTCGGTGATCTGGCGGCCGTCACCGATCAGAACCGCACGGGCGAACTCCTCCTCCGTCATCAGGCGCATCTCGCCCTTGAGGAAGTCGACCATGTTGAAGTCGGTGATGTCGAGCAGATCGTCGCGGTCGAGCTTCTGCTTCTTGTAGATCGTGGTCGGGTCGGTGGTCCTCTTGGTGACCCCGAACCACTCCTCGAGCTTGTAGTTGCCCTTGATGTAGCCCTTGGCGCGAGCCTCGTCCTGCCGCAGGTCAGCCGAGAAGGTCTTGATGCGGGAGAACGGGGTCCGACGAACACCGTTGAGAACGGCGCTGACCCACTCGGTCCGGCGCTTGACGAGCTCGATCTCACCCGTGACCGGCTTGTTGTCCGGGAACAGGGTCTCGATGTTGTCGATGCCGTGCTGAAGGGCGTAGCTCTCGACAGCGGCCTTCAGGGAGCCCCGCTTGTCGGCGTCGGCGAAAATCGCCTTCATGTCGTCGTGAGAGAGCGTCTTGCTCTCGGCCTCGTTGTTGGCGCTCTGGTCGAACACGTTGCGCGACATCTTGGTGTCGGCTCCTTCCTGGTGGGTGAGGTCGCCCTCGCCGGGCTTGGTTTCGTCGGAGTGTGCGGCGGAGGCTTCAGCCTTGGCGGCTTCGAAGGCGGCGCCGATCATGTAGTCGACGACGTCCTGCTCTTCCGGGGACATGGCATCGTAAATATCCTTGATGCTCATGTCTTCGGCAGCGTGCTCGAGCTCCTCTTCGTCGTCCTCCACTTCCAGCTCGTCGAGGGCGTGCTCGATCTCGAGACCGGTGTGAATAACCGCCTCGTCTTCAAGCTCGGTCAGAGAACCGTCGCCGTGCTGAAGGTTGACGTAGTCGATGACTGCGCCGGGGTTGGCTCCCGAGAGAACCAGGCTGACCTCACGGATCTGACCGTGGGAAACGACCTTGTTCTTCTCGACGAGCTGATTGGCGTAGATCGACAGGTTCCTGATGTCGCGGTGCTTCACCAGGTTCTTGGCGTTCTCGCCCTGGGGCGTGCTGTTGAAGAAGGCGTAGGCGTACACGCCGTCCTCGCGGTGCTCCAGGATCGCGTGACCGAGAACGTTCTCAGCCTTGCTGTGACCGTGCTGCCACACCAGCGGGACCTGCTGGCGGTCCATGTGCTGGAAGGCGCCACTCAGGATCATGCGTCCGTCGCTGCACTTGAGATTGGCCTTGGTGGCCCAGCCTCCGAAGTCGGCTTCCTTGACTCCCATTTTGACTGTTCTCCCTCCTACTTAGTTCTTGGACTGAGCCTTGGCGGCTTGTGTCTTGCGCATCTTCGCGATTCGCTCTTGAATGGTCTTGAGCTTCTCAGTCAGCGACTTGACTTCGTCCGCAAGCTTCTCGTTCTTGCTGCGGTACTTCGCTTGAGCCTTTGCTTCTTTGGCCTTTTGGGCGGCCGTCTTGTGCTCGGGCTTTCGCTTCTCATCATGTCCGGTGGTCTTTGAAGAAGACTTGTCAGAGCTCTTCTTGTCGTGAGACTTCTTGGTCTCTACACCGCTTCGCTTCTTGGCTTGCTCGGTCAACGTCTTCAGAACTTCTTGCAGCTTTTCCAAACGAGCCTTGAGGGCGGTTACTTTGGCTTCTAGCTGCTTCTGACGTTCTTTCCGTCGCTGTTCCTGCGTCTTATGAGGCCTGGAATTCGTCGGCTTTGCCGAACCCTTCTTACGCCCCTTCAGATGACGATTCCTCAGGTAGTATTCACGGCGCTTTGCAGCGTCGTAATCGTGAATGAGTTCATCATCCATCTTCTACGCCCAGATCAGAGAAGATCTGGTCCAAGATGTCGTTGAGTCCATCCAGACCACTCTGAAGTGCTTCATCGCCATCGTCTGCCGTGTCATCCAGAGGCACATCGGATGATGCGCTGCCCGTCGAAATATCCGCCGAGCCATCCATAGGGGGATTGGGCTGGGGCATGTTGCTGTTGACGAGCTGATCGGCCTTCGGGTCCTTCGACGGCTTGATACCGATTGCCGCACGAATTTCGTTCGAAGACAGGACTTCGTTTCGGGTGAACTTGTCCACGATCTCGGCGAGCTGTTCCATAGGAACGAGCTTGAACGGGTCTCGGAAGTACATGATCGATTGCTTCTGAGTCCTGGCCGTCTTGGTCAGGAAAGTTCGCTTCATGGCTTCCGCGATGGCTTGTACGACAGGTTCGACAGTGCGGTTGAAATAATTCAGCATGGCCTTTTCATCGGCCGTACCGTTCATTACTTCTGCCGTCATGCCGAGCTGAACGTACAGCTCATTCGTGAGGTATTCGACCTGCTTGAGCAGGTTGTTCTCGAGAGGCCTGTTGAGCTGGGTGATCTTCTCGGTGCCGTCTGTATAAGCGACACCGTAGGTACTACCCTTCAACTGGGCTTCGAGATCCTTACGCCTTTGTTCAGCCTGCTGCCTGCGAGCCTCAGACTTTACTACGTAAGGAAGCTGAATGATCATGTCGAGCTTGCCGGAACTGGTTTGCTCATCCACCGCATCCAGCATACCGAGCTTGCGCTTGAGCCTCTGGAAAGTAGAGTTCGGCTGATTCATCACCGCGTAAAGCGGATTCTCGATGACTGCGGCCAACCTCTTCGGTACAGTGACTTCTTTGCGTTCGCCCTTGCGGTCATCATAGAGACTGACTCGGACATGCTGAGGGAACCAGGCTACGATTGTTCCAACACGGAGCTGTTGAATGCTGTAGGCATTGGAATCAGTGGGATCACTGTCGGTTACGACAGGAACCACGGCTATACATCCGTCTTCAAAGAGAGACATCGCCATGTCCTGACGGAATTGACGGGCTCCCTGATCGATGTTTGGTTCGACGGTCAAACAGTTCTGGAGATCACTGTCCATGTCCTCCAGATAGCTGCCGTTCTCGTCAGTCCTGACATGTCGAATGTCGATTCCAGCAACATCGATAGCCATTCGGGTGTGAATGGACGAAAGAATCGTCTGTTCACTGGCGTACCCAGAACGACGATTGGGGGCTCCGTAATAACCGGCACCACCATCGTAGGAACGGATCCCACCATTCATGTAGCTGTCATCCTGGAAGAGACTCCAGCTATGCTTCAGGCTGTTCACTACTCTAGATAGCAGGCCAGCCATGGTTCACCTCCTCTCATTTTGACGGTTTGGGTTGATTAGCCGATTCCCATACCACGAAGGAGGTCTTCTGCCCGCTTCATGCCGTTGGGGTCTTTGACTTTCTTGTAAGCCTTTTTCCCCGAGTCGAGAATGACCTTGTCGATGCCCGCCTTGTGTGCATAAAGAGCACCGCCGACTGCAAGTGCTGTCACTGCCGAAGCGTATTGTGCGTTTCCATTGAGAATGTGAACGGTCCCGCGGATGCCTCTTCCGGTACTCTTCTTGATGTCTTTGCGCTTGCGCTCGGACTGAGCCTTGGCGGCGTGCTTGGATGCATCTTGCTTGGCGAGATGGTGGTCGAAGGCTCGCTTGTAGGATTCGCTCTTCTTGCTCTTTCCCTCGACAGTCGCCTTGATCAGCTTACGTCGTGTTCCAGCGCCTTCGCCGTAGAACTGCTTTGCTCTAGCGAATTCCTTGGCGTCCTTGGCGGCTTCCCGATGAGTGCCGCGAGAAACGCCTTCGAGGTGATCGCTCTTACGAACACCCCAATGCATACCCTTGACGCCGTAATGCGTGATCTCACCCTCGAAATCGGAAAGCTTGAAGGGTGTGAACCCGGAAGCTTCAGAACGTCGCTGAAGTTCAGCATCAAGTTCCTCGTCCGAGGCATATGAAAACGGGGCTATGAATCCCGGCGTTCTGTCCAAAGGTTACACTCCTTTCTTGAATGGGGTACCGTCGATACCCATCTCTCGATGGAGGGTTTCGCCCCATACTTTTACGAATTTCGGAGGGTTAGTACCCCAGTGATACTGCGAAAAGAGTTCGGCTTCAACCTCTTCTCGATTGTTACCGTGCAATGCATAGCCCGACAGCTTACTCATGAACTGATAGTCATCACGAATACCATCTCTTGCGGCCTGTTCAAAGGCGGCTCTACCGGCTTTGAGTCGTGCCTCGATGTTGCCACCGGCGATGTTCCCGTTTTTGTCGTGGTAAGAAGTGGCGTGGAACATTGCGTGAGCGGTTTCATGGGTGAGAAATGCTTCGGGGGTTCCGCAACCTTTACCGACCCATTTCACTTTCTCGCAAAGTTTCATAGCAGGTCGAGTGTCGTCAATGGTTATGTTGACGACGCCCTCTGCTTTCTTACCCTTGTTCTCGACAAACCCCATGGTCCCTTTATCGTATTCGGGATTTCCGGGGCCCATTGCCACGACCTTGGTGATTTCGAAACCATATCGGTCATGCATCAATGCGGATACGTGCTTAGCTGCAGCTACTGTAGATTCGTGTAGACCCGGTTCTATTTCGGGTCCGGAAAATCGCGAAACGGTTTGTTCGTCTTTTCGAATACCCCAGTGCATGCCTTTCACACCGTGGTGTTCGATATCTCCCGAAGGAGACATACCCTTGATCGCTATCACGAATAGCCTCCTTTCGGGCTATAGCGAAGAAATGTTGTAAGCACCGCCACGACTCTGCTTACTGTAGTTGATCGTGGATCC